TTAATATATAATTAATAGGAAATGGTAGTCAAATCAATCAAAAATATCGCACAAAAAATTGTTGGCAATCAACAAGAATATTATGGCACTTTATGTATTCCAGCAAAAATAGAATACGCTATATCTGTTGTTGGTATCGCATCTCTAGCTATATCTTGTTTAACGAATGGAAGTGGTTCTAAACTTAATGATACTTGTATGGATGTTATTCCATATCTCGTTGTTTCAGCTAGTTTTGTATTTATTCTTAATGCCTTATGTAAAGGAGGAGCATCTATTATATCTTGGATAATGGTTCTTTGTCCATTATGTGCCCTTTTAATATCTGTTTTTAATAAAGCACCAGCTGTTGAAACTGAAGGATTCAAAGCATCTGACGCATTAAAAGAATTCAGAGATGCTATGGATGAAGCTTCTGAAAAATTCGATTCCGAAAATCAAGATGATGATGATGATGAAGATTATGACGATGATGAAGATTTTGATGATAATGATGATGAAATGTTCAGCCTTGCTGATATGGAAATGTATGATGATGTTGAACCATCTGAAAACTATGGTGACAGAGATCAAGATGATATGCCACAAATCCCACGTAAAAAAAATGAATATAAAGCAGAAAAAACAGCTGAACCATTTGGTGTTCTTGATGACCTCGCTGATGTTTTAGAACAAAAGAAAAATGAAGCATACAAAGCTATGCAAAAAATCAAAGATACTATTACTGGAAAAAAAGAAGAACCAGAACAATTCGGTGTCCTTGATGACATTGCTGATGCTATAGAAAAAAAGAAAAAAGAAGCATATGGTACTATGGAAGCTATTGGCAAACTTCTCCGTGGAGATGAAGAATTCGATACTATTAAACCAGCCTCTTATTATAGATACTAAATTATTTCATTTATTAAATTTCTTTAATTATACATTTTATATATAATTAATAAAATTCTTTACAAAACCTAAATAGCTATAGTTTCTAAATCATCACTATCATCGCTATCGATACTATTTAATTCCCTTCTTTTTTCTTCTTTTTTTCTTCTTGTTTCCTTAGAAAAAAGAGGATTAATGTTAAAACGTTTTACTACTGTTTCTTCTTGTTCTTGTTCTTGTTCTTGTTCTTGTTCTTGTTGATTTTCAATTACTTCATAAACTTCTGGTTCTTTTTGTTCTTCTGATTCTTCTTCATCGGAAGTTTCAACTGCTTTGGCAATCAAATCTTCCATTTTCTCAATTTTTTGCAATTTTTTAATTTTTTTTTGTCTAACTATTTTTTCTTCTTCAGTCAGCTCTTTTTGTTTATTTAAAACTATACCTTTTTTTTGAGTATCACTTTCGTTTGCTTCTGCTGTCGTCATTTTTGGAATTGCCATAGTACCATTCGAATTAGGAATTAAATTCATAAATCCATTCTGGGATTGAGTTTTGTTTTTGTTTTCTATAAGATATTTATCTAAAAACTTTAAATTTTCAAATGTTGCTGCGGATTGTTGTAAAGTAAAAGCACCAGCTCTTTGTGCTATTTCTAATGCCTTATGAATATTTTTTACTACTACTAAAATATCTTGAGTTTCAGTTGTCATTATATTATATATCATTTATTTGTATTTTTTTTATTAAATTTAAACATAATTTTATAAAATTAAAATTGAAAATAAAAAAAAAGATTTAAAGAATTCATAATTAATACATTTATATAAAATCAAAATGACAACTGAAGAAAATACTCCTACCAAAACTATAGTAGATGATTCTACTACCTTACATAAATTTGATGCGGATATTACTCAACTTATGAGTTTAATTATTAATTCCGTTTATTCCGATAAAGAAATTTTCATCCGCGAATTAATTTCAAATTCATCTGATGCTTTAGATAAAATTCGTTATTTATCAATTACTGATCAAAACTTAGTTTCTGAACAATCTGAATTACATATTAAAATTCAAACAGATGAAGATAGAAATGTTATTATTATTGAAGATACAGGTATTGGTATGTCTAAAGAAGAATTGATTTTCAATCTTGGAACTATTGCTAGATCTGGAACTAAACAATTTATTAAAACTCTTAGTGCGCAAGATGATTATAGTTTAATTGGGCAATTCGGTATTGGATTTTATTCTGTTTTTCTTGTTTGTGATAAAGTTGAGGTCAGAACTAAACAGGCAAATAGTTCAGAACATGTTTGGACCTCAAATTCAGGAAGTGGATTTACTATTACGGATATTAGTGATGAAGATAAACTACTTAAAAGGGGTACAAGAATTACTATTCACTTAAAAGAAGACCAAAAAGAATATTTGGATGAGTTTCGTATTAAAGCTGTTGTTGAGAAACACTCTCAATTTGTTAGTTATCCGATTTCTCTATTATGTAAAAAACAAGAACAAAGTGAAATTCCAATTGAAGATGGTGAAGAAGTTGACGAAGGAGAACAAAAAGATAATGATGAACTTATTATTGAAGATGTTACTGAAGAAGAAAAGGTAAAAACGAAAACTGTTACTGAAGTTCGTATGGAATGGGATGTTCTTAATGCTACTAAACCACTTTGGATAAAAAACAAAACAGAAATTACTGATGAAGAATATAACAATTTTTATAAAACTACCACTCGCGATTGGGATGATTGTGCTAGTCATAATCATTTCTGTATTGAAGGAAATACCTCATTTAAATCGATTCTATATATTCCACGTCACAAAGGTATGGAATTATATGGACCAAAAACTGCTGCAAGTAAAATTAAATTATATGTTCGTCGTGTATTTGTCTTAGAACAATGTCAAGAACTTATGCCTGAATATTTACACTTTGTTTCTGGTGTTGTTGATTCCGATGATCTTTCTCTTAATATTTCACGAGAAATCTTACAAAAAAGTAGTACTCTACAAAAAATTAGAAAAATATTAGTAAAGAAAGTTATTAAAATGATGATTGAACTTTCTAAAGATGACGATAAATGGGATAAATTTTATTCTGAATTTCATAAAAATATTAAATGGGGGATTAATGATGATGCTGCTAATAGTAAACAACTTATAGAACTTCTTCAATGGCATGAATCTCTTGGAACTGAAAAACCAACTTCTCTTAAAAAATATGTTGAGAATATGAAAGATGATCAAAAACATATTTATTATATCACTGCTGAAAACGAAGACCAAGCACTTCGTTCCCCTTTCCTTGAAAAACTGAATAAAAAAGGATATTCTTGCTTACTTTTATGTGATGCTATTGATGAATATGTTACTCAAAGTTTAACTGAATATGATGGTAAAAAACTTATTAACGTCACTAAAGGTAATCTTGATATTGAATTATCTGAAAAAGAAAAAAAGTTTGAAGAAAAACAAAAGGAAACTTATGATGATCTATGTAAAAAAGTAAAAGATGTACTTGCTGGAAAAGTTGAAAAAGTTATTATTTCTCAAAAAGTTGTTGATTCTCCTTGTATTATTTCTACGGGAGAACAGGGATGGAGTGCTAACATGGCTCGTATCATGAAAGCACAAGCACTTAGAGACACACAAGTTAATAACTTTTATAAATCTAAAAAAATATTTGAATTAAATCCTGAAAGTAAAACTGTCAAATTACTTAAAGAAAAAGCTGATAAACTTAACGATACTAATCAAACAGAATTCACTAATATTGTTAATTTACTTTTTGATACTTGTCAAATTGTTTCCGGATTCAATATCCAAGAACCAGAACAATATTCAAAAAAAGTATATAATTTGATCAATCTTGGATTAGGTGATGGTGATAGTGATGATGATGATGATAAAGATGATGATAAAGATGATGATAAAGATGATGGTAAAGATGATGATAAAGATGATGATAAAGATGATGGTAAAGATGATGAAGTTGACCTTGAAAAAGAAGTTGAAGAAATTATTCTTGATGAACAAGATAATCTAGAAATGGAAGGTGTTGATTAATTTGGATATGCTATCCAATCACTGAATATACTGATACGTTTAATTGAATAATTTAATTTTCTTAATTCTTTAAAAATCACAGAATTTGTAAAATCTGCCTCTTTAAATATTATTATTGGTTTGTTTTTTTTTATTGTCTTAATAGCACCTTTTAAAACATCATCAAAATTATAATCCATCTTTATCAAAGATACTTTACTTTTTAATTTTAATGAATCAATTTTTTTTATAACAATTTTTTGACATTCTCCATCATTGATACCATCTTGATTTGATATTTTAATTTCACCAATTAAATTATCAAATTGTTCAATTTTTTCACTATTTTCCCTTTTACAAAATAAAATCTCTTTATATGCTGATGGTTTTGCATTAAATGTTTTTACATTATTTATATTATTTATTTTAAGATTGAGTTTTAATTGTTTGAACATATCTCTTTGTGATTCAAAAGCATAAACTTCTTTAAAATATTTGGATAAATATAGTGTATGAGTTCCTATATTTGCACCAATATCTAAAGCAATTCCTTTCAAATTTTTATATTTAGAAAAATATTGATGTAAATATCCTTCCCAATTATAACCTGCTTTAATTGGCATTGTAACTAGTGATTCTTCTGGATTTATAAAATACTGAAATTCTTTTACTTTACATAAAATATAATTATCCACTATTTTACATTCATTTGATTTACTAAATGACTTAATATAAGATTTTACAAGAACTATTAAAAATTTGAAACTGTTATATATACTATCAGCATTAAACAAAAATATTTTATGAACACAAATAAATACAATTACAAACAAAATAATTAAATTAATTGTTGTGTATTTAAACATCCTGACTATATAATAACAAAATTTTATTATTTTTAATATTTGTAAAATTAAATTAAAATTGATTTTATCCAATTTTATTAATAAAAACGAAAAATTTATTTAATTTAAAAATATGCCTCCCTGTAAAATAGTTAATTCTTCTAAAATTTATGATAAAACTGACGAAGATGTTATTGTGAATCTTCCTGAAAAGGAGGTTATTGTAAACCTCCCTGAAAACCTTGATGAACTTATTCGCAAATCAACTGACATTGATGATGATCATTCTCCAAAGATTAAAGAAAAATATTATGATTCTGATGGTGAAAACCTTGATGAACTTATTCGCAAATCAACTGACATTGATGATGATCATTCTCCAAAGATTAAAGAAAAATATTATGATTCTGATGGTGAAAAGCAGGAAGAGGTTGTTTAATCTGAAGAAAATATGGAATTTGAAACTAACACTGTTATTTTTGATCCTGAAGATTTTCTTGATCCTGAAACTGAAACAGTTATTGAATACGAACTTGGTTCAGATTCATGTATTGTACAAAATGAATGTCTTAATATTACTGAAGATGATGAGGAAAAAAAAGTAAAAAACCCTATTAATACTCAGATTTCTCATGAAACTGTTGCTGATGATCTTGATATAAATAAAGTTCCTCAACTTTCTCGATCTCTAAGTAATAGTTCTTTTACTCCCCATAAACCGATTGTTAAGGAAATACAACCTATTAATGATCGACTTAAGGTTCTTGTTGATGAACAATTCTATGATGGACTTCGTCTAGAAAAACTGTCTAAAAGAATGAAAATTCTACCCCAAGTTTTTGATGTTGCTAAAGATATTTCTGCTATTAAAAAAGAAAATCCGAATATTTACAAAATGAAACAGTTTGATGTATTTAACTACACTTACGATCCAGAACTTAGACACCGCTTTGAACTTAATAAGAAAAAAGGTTTCAATACCGCCCACAACGTACATCTTATGAATGAGGCTAAACGGTATGAAACACAAGATGCTAAAATGCTTTCATATGTACGAGAGATTTACAAAACTTGTAAATTACTATGTAACGAATATGGGGATATGGATTTTTGTTAAATTATTTAAATAATAATTTAAATAATTATTTAAATTTTTAGTATTTGGGACTCATTTTAAGAGAATTTCTCTTTGTGTTCCTTGTAACAATTATAAAACTCATCTAATGTCGATTTTTTTAATTGGTCTAACTCAGAGTTTTCTTCTTTTTCATAAAATTCGGTGATTTTTTCTAAAAACTTTTCTTGAATTTGATCTAAATCATCATCATCACCCAATTCATTAATATTTTCATATTGATATTATTATTAAATTATAACAGGCATGTGCATCGCGAATTCACCGCAACGCGCATTAATATAAAACATTGATATTGAATT